GGCCTCGCCGAGCGCCAGGGAGTGGTGGGCGCACATCTTGGCATAGATCGTGTAAAAGTCGCGCAGGCGGGTGGTGCTGGCGCGCAAGGGGGATTCGATGACGACGCGGCGGCGGGGCATGGCGTTTCCTCGTAGGACCATACGCATATATGTATGTAAAAAAGTTCTTGATCGCAAGCGCGAATGAGCCTATACCACGCCGGCCTGTGGCGTAGGCACCGGATACTTCGCATCCGTAAATGCAAAGAGTTCCGGGGCCGTCCGTTTCCCAGGCACTTCGTGATTGCAGTAGATGGCGGTGCTGCCGGCGGACCTTCCGCATCTTACCGGTCCGCCGGCAACGTCTTTTCGAGATATGACACCGATGGCGTCGACGACCGGTACTTCGTAGCTCAATGGCAGAGCATCTGACTTGAAATCAGAGTGAGTGGGTTCAAATCCCACCGAGACCGGGGGAAACCCCGGGATCACACCGGTAGTCAAAAATTCCTCGGTGACCGATCGAAGGTCGGCGATGGCGTAGGTAGGAATTTCTTCGCTTCGTAAGCGAGAGGTCGTTGGTTCGAGTCCAACCGGTCCGGCAACGGGCCGTAGCTCAGTTGGGAGAGCGCTACGAGAGTCCTGCCGACTTTTTCCTCGCCGACCTGTTCGGTCTCCGAGCCAACCGGAGGGAGACCGACCATGCGCACCAACAAGCGAGAGACGAAGCACAGCTACACGCATGAGGGTGCCATCGCGCACCCGGAGCAGCATCTCACGCCGTTGCAGAAGCTGCGGCGCGCGACGCTGGCGTGCCTCTTGTTCGAGGACGAGTTCTACGAGGATGGCGTGTCGATCGCCGAGCGCATCGCCGAGTTGGCGACACAGGTGAAGCCGGTCGATCTGGCGGCCGTGGCGATCGAGGCGCGCACGACCCACAATCTGCGTCACGTATCGCTGTGGCTGGCCGTGCATTTGGCGCGTCACAACAAGGGCGCCCTGGTCAGTCAGACGCTGGCGCAGGTGATCCAGCGCGCCGACGAGCTGGGCGAGTTCGTGTCGCTCTATGCGAAGGCGAACGAGGTATCGCCGAAGGAAGTGAAGAAGAAGCTGTCGGCGCAGGTCAAGAAGGGCCTCGCGGTGGCCTTCCATCGGTTCGATGAGTACCAGTTGGCGAAGTACAACCGCGACGTCGGCGTGACCTTACGCGATGTGCTGCGGCTCGTGCATCCGCGCCCGGACAATCAGGGGGCGACGGAGATGAACCCGTACATGAAGGGTGTCGACAAGGCGGCCCTGTGGAAGCGGGTGCTCGATGACAAGCTCGTGGTGCCGGAGACCTGGGAGGTCTTGCTGTCGCGCGGCAAGAACAAGCGCGACACGTTCACGGAGTTGCTGACGGGCCAGAAGCTCGGCTACATGGCGTTGTTGCGCAACCTGCGCAACATGGAGCAGGCCGGCGTCGACCGCGATCTCGTGCGGGAGGCGATTCTGGCGCGCCGCGGTGCCCGTCGGGTGCTGCCGTTCCGGTTCTTCACGGCGGCAAAGCATGCGCCGATGTTCGAGGCTACGCTCGACAAGGCGATGCTCGATCACATGGCGACGCTGCTGCATCTGCCGGGCAAGACGGGCCTGATCGTCGATATCTCGGGCAGTATGGATCAGCCGTTGTCGGCGAAGGGCGAGGTCTTCCGTGTGCATGCAGCTTGCATGCTGGCGGCGATCGTGCGTGAGCAGTGCGAGCATGCGGTGATCTTTGCGACGGCCGGCAATGACGGCCACCGCAAGCATGCGACGGCGATGATTCCGAGCCGGCACGGCATGGCGCTGGTCGATGCGATTACGGGCATGCGCACCAGTCTCGGGGGCGGCGGCATCTTCTTGAAGCAGGCGAGCGAGCATATCGCCGAGCGGGAGAAGAATTTCGACCGCATGATCGTCATCACCGATGAGCAGGACTGCGACAACCGGCCGGGTGGTGAGCCGGCGCAGGCGCCGTTGCTCGGGAAGACTAACTTCCTGATCAACGTCGGCTCGTACAAGCACGGCATCGGCTATGGCCGGTGGTGTCACATGGATGGATTCAGCGAGAACGTGCTGACCTACATTTCCGAGTATGAGAAGGAGCTTGCCGGGCAGAACGTGCAGGCAACTTGAACGCGGCGGCATTTTCTGCCTATTCTCCGCCGCGTGGTTGATCACCGCGCTGCAATCCTTGCCGATCCGGGGGTCACTGTTGCGCCAGCAGCAGTGGCCCCTTCGCGCACGCCGCGCGACGACAGTGCCGCCTATCGCCAGCCGGGCAGCCCGCATCTGAATCTGCCGGTCAATATCCTGATGAATCTCGCCGGCATGCGCGCGTCGGTCGAGCGTGCCGCCGAAATTCTCGGGATCACGGCAGCGACGTTGGAGATGTGGTTCCGGGCCAACCCGGAGATCAAGCAGAAGTGGGACGCCAAACACAACGAGTCGCGCGTGCGCGGCGTCATGCCGTCGCGCCTGGGCGATCCCGATCCGCTCGGCAGCGAGATCGACCTCGGGCAGTTCCGGGCGCTGGCGATGCTGCAATGCACGATCAGCGAGGCAGCGTCCGTTCTGAAGGTGAAGCCGCGCCAGCTGCAGCGGGCGCTGGAGAACGACCTCGATCTGAAGGAAGCCTGGGAGCAGGGCATTCAGGAGGGCCGCGCCAGCATCCGCCGGCAGCAGTTCAAGTGGGCGGAGCGCGACGCGCGCATGTCGATCTGGCTCGGCAAGCAGTATCTGGGGCAGAAGGATCAGGCCGAGGTCACGCACAACGGCATGGTCGAGGTCACGGTCCGGCAGCAGCTCACCCAGCGCATCCTTTTGGCGCTCAGCAAGACGTCTGATACTGCATCTGATACTGCATCTAATGATGCACAATTGCCCGTGATCGAGCATGAGCCTCAATCTTCAGGAACTTGAACCGCTCGACCTCGAAACGGCCCGGGCCGGCCTTGAAAACCTGTCCGATCTCGAACTATCGGCGTTGGCGTGGCGGGCGGAGTGGCTGCAGAAGGCGCGCACCAAGCAGAAGACGCCGGATGGTGAGTGGCCGATCTGGATGCTCATGTGCGGCCGTGGCTTTGGCAAGACGCTGGTCGGGGCGCAGGACCTGGGGTGGTTCTCTTGGGAGCATCAGGGGGCCCGCTGCGCGGTGATCGCGCCGACGGCGGCCGACGTGCGCGACACGTGTTTCGAGGGAGAATCGGGGCTCGTCTCGATCATCCCGCCGGAACTAGTGAAGGACTACCACCGGTCGCTCGGCGAGCTGGTCCTGGTCAACGGCTCGCGCATCAAAGGATTCAGTGCCGAGGAGCCGGAGCGCCTACGAGGTCCGCAGCATCACCGCGTTTGGTGCGACGAGCTTGGCGCCTGGGGCAAGGAGGCGCGGCAGACCTGGGACATGATGAAGTTCGGGCTGCGGCTTGGGACCAATCCGCGTGTCATCGTGACGACGACGCCGAAGCCGACCGGGCTGGTGAAGCACATCCTGAAGATGAAGGGGATCAAGCTCACGCGCGGCTCGACCTACGAGAACAAAACGAATCTACCCGATTCGTTCTTCGCCGAGGTCGCGGCCTATGAGGGCACGATGCTCGGGCGCCAGGAGCTGCACGCCGAGATCATCGACCTCGAAGAGACCGGCATCATCCGCCGCTCGTGGTTCCAGAAATGGCCGTCGAACAAGCCGCTGCCGAAGTTCCTCTACATCGTGCAGAGCTACGACACGGCCTACACCGAGGACACGCTGAACGACCCGACGGCGTGCACGGTGTGGGGCGTCTTCAAGCTGCGCGAACTCGAAGGGCATCCGATCTACGCCATGATGCTCATGGAGGCGTGGGACAAGCATATCGAGTACCCGGATCTGCGTGCGCGCATGGCGAAGGAGTGGCGCGAGAATTTTTACGGTGACAAGAACGAGGCTCGTAACCAGCGGCGGGCCGACATGGTACTGATCGAGGACAAGGGCTCGGGCATCGCGCTGCGCCAGGACCTCGCGCGAGCCGGGGTGCCGGCATGGGCCTACAACCCGGGCAAGGCGAACAAGGTGCAGCGCGCGCATGTGATTTCGCCCTACATCAAGAACGGTCTGGTGTTCATCCCAGCATCGAGCGAGAATTTCATCGAGGTCGATGGGGTCAGGGTGCCGGATTTCCCGACCTGGGCGCAGCCGTTTGTGTCGCTGGTCTGCTCGTTCCCGGCCGAGGGCAACCCCGACGACTATGTGGATTCGCTGACGCAGGCGGTACGAGTGCTCGTCGATCAGTCGTGGTTGACGGTCGACCTGAAGCGAATCGAGATCGAGATCGAAGAGGAGCGCAAGCGGGTGCCGGCGCAGACCGGTAATCCGTATTTACAATAGGGGGTGCGTCGTGGCTCAGCCGGATACCGCAACGGTCGGCGGCAAATACTTCGGGATGAACCTCGAACAATCTGACGATCCGAGCGCCCGCCAATATATGGCGACGCGGACGCGAGAGCGCGCCGATGGTGGGCTCGATATTCTCGACGAGCCCGAAGCGGAGGCGCCGCCGAAGGATGATTTCGACGCCAATCTCGCCGAGCGCATGGATGAGCAGCAGCTGCAGGACTTCGCCACTTTTCTCATGGAGCGGATCGAGCGCGACCGGGAATCGCGCAAGCAGCGCGACGAGCAGTACCGTGAGGGCATCGCCCGTTCCGGCATGAGCAAGGAAGCGCCGGGGGGCGCCCAGTTCCAGGGCGCCTCTCGTGTCGTGCATCCGATGATCGCCGAATCGTGCGTCGATTTCACGGCATCGGCGATCAAGGAGTTGTTCCCGGCTGACGGGCCGGTGCGCACGCAAATCATTGGCCGGGTGACACGCGAGAAGATCGAGCGCGCCGATCGCAAGAAGACGCACATGAATTGGCAGCTGACGACGCAGTGCGCCGAGTATCGCGGTGAGCTGGAGCAGCTGTTGACGCAGTTGCCGCTGGGCGGCTCGCAATACATGAAGCTCTATTGGGACACGGAAGAGGATCGGCCGCGCACGGAGTTCGTCGCTATCGATGACCTGTTGATGCCCTATGCGGCATCGAATTTTTACACCTCGCCGCGGGTGACACAGGTTCTGCACCTGACCGATCTCGACATCGAGCAGCGCATCGTCTCCGGGCTCTATCGCGATATCGACATTGGGCCGCCGCCAATCACGCAGGAGAAGACGCGCTCGGCCGAATCATCGGAGAAGGTCGAGGGCAAGACCGACGAGAGCATGGGGCAGGATGGGCTGCGCGATGTCTATGAATGCTACCACTTCCATCGTTTCACTATGGACAAGCGAGCGAGCAGCAAGCGCCGTTGTCCTTACATCACCACGATCGATCTTCGCAGCCGCAAAGTGCTTGCCATTCGTCGGAATTGGGACAAAGGCGACAAGCGCTTCCACAAGCTCGATTGGATCGTTGACCACCAGTTTATCCCTTGGCGTGGTGCCGTCGGCGTTGGGCTGACGCATCTGGTCGGCACGCTGGCGGCGGCGGCGACTGGTGCAATCCGTGCACTGCTCGATTCGGCGCATATCAACAATGCCGCGACGATGCTGAAGCTGAAGGGTGCGCGCTTCGGTGGCCAGTCGGATCAGGTCGAGATCACGCAGGTCAAGGAGGTCGAGGGGCCGGCGAACGTCGACGACATCCGCAAGATCGCGATGCCGTTCCCGTTCAATCCGCCGAGTCCGGTGCTGTTTCAGTTGCTCGGTTGGCTCGATGCCGCCGCGCGCGGCGTCATTTCCACAGCCGAGGAGAAGATCAAGGATGCCACCAACAACGGCCCGGTCGGGACGACACAAGCGCTCATCGAGCAAGGGGCCAAAGTCTTCGCCGCCATCCATGCACGTCTCCACGACGCGCAGAAACGGACTCTGGCGATCCTGCATCGGCTTAACCGGCTGTATCTCGACGAGAAGGTTATCATACGGGAGCTTGGTGACCTTATTGTTCAGCGTGCGGACTACGAAGGACCTGTAGACGTCATCCCTGTCTCTGACCCTAATATCTTCTCGGAGACACAGCGCTATGCACAGGCACAGGCAACTCTCCAGCTGCAAACGATGGCACCCCAGCTCTATGACACGCGGGCTGTTCATCGTCGCGTCTTGCAGATGCTCAAGGTGCCGGGCATTGAGGAAATTCTGCCTGATCCGCAACCTCAGGTTCCCACCAATCCCGTCGTCGAGAATCTACAGATGATGATGGGGAAGCCGGCGCAGGCGTTCCCGGATCAGGAGCATCTTGCCCATATTCAGGTCCACGTCATGTTCATGCAGGACCCGATGACCGGTGGCCTGCCAAACGCGAAGACGGCGGTGATGCAGCATGTGATCGAGCACCTGAAGCAGCATGTCGGCTTCTGGTATGTCCAACAGGTGATCGAGGTGGTGTCGGAATCGACCGGCCAGGACATTCGCGAGTTGATGAGTCAGGACATCGATGTGAGCGCTGAGTTCGATCAGTTGCTTGCCGCGGCCGTGCACAAGGTGCATGCCGACGCGCAGCGGACGCTGTCATCGCTGCCGCCATTGATCATGCAGGCCATGCAGCAGCTGCAATCGATGCAGCCGCCGATGCCGATGGACCCGTCACAGGCGCAAGTGGCGATCTCCCAGCAGGAGACTCAGATCGAGATGCAGGAGATTCAGCGCCGGACCCAGAAGGATCAGATGGATCAGCAGTTCCGGACCCAGCAGCTGGCGCAGCAGGCGCAGGCCGATCAGGACCGCAACCGCACTTCTGTGATCACCGGTCAGCAGGACAATCAGACCGAGCTGCAGGTCAATCGCGAGAAGATCGCGGCCGATCAGCAGACCGAGGGCATGAAGCATCAGACCGAGGTGGCGCGGATCGCACAGGAAGGGCAACAGAATGCCGGCCAACAGCAGCTCGACGCCGCCAAGATCAATCAGGATCGGGTCAGCAATTTCAATCAGCAGCGCCTCGACGCTGCCCGCCTCAGTCACGATCGGACCGTGGCTGCGGGGCAGCAGCAGATGGACGCGGCCAAGCTCGCCGCGCAGCGTGAATCCGATCACCGGGATTCCATGGTGAGGATCGCGACGGCGCGCGAGGCGCGGAAGTCGCGACAAAATGGCGGCGGCGCCCTGGCGCGGAAGAAGTAAGCATCTTATGATGCAGGTAAGCCGGTATAACAATTTTGTTATAGAGGGAGAGTCCCATGGCCGACGATCAGCCGAAGAAGGAAGCACCGGATCAGAAGGGCGATGTTCTGGTCAACATGCACAAGCGGCTCGCCATGGGCGAGAAGTTGAGCGGTGAGAGCGGCGTCGGCGAATCGCGCGGCCCGGGGCGGCCGGCGACGCCGCCGAAGTGGTAACGCTCAACGATCTTCTCGTTGAGCTGCAGGAGCGTCGGATCAAGCTGGCGCTCGAATATATGGGCACGGCGAGCGGTTCGATGGTGAGCATTCAGGGCTTGCTGATCGCCGCGGGGCGCGTGCAGGAGCTTGGCGACCTGATCGTGCTCGTCGAGCAGAAGATCGAAGCCGGGGAGAAAGATGACATCGGGGATTACGAAGAGAATGCCGCACGACGACAGTTCGGTGGAGATTGAAGACGATCGGCCGGTGCTGCTCGGCAAGGGCTTGCACACGATCGAGCAAGGAACCGATCTCGACTGGTACTTCCCGCCGATCGAGCCCGAGATGCAGGTGCTGGGGAACCGGCTCCTGGTGCAGTTGCGCCGGGCGGCGGTCAAGACGAGGTCCGGGCTCTTCATCCCGGACGATGCCCGCGAAAGCGAGAAGTGGAACGCGCAGACCGCCAAGGTGCTGCAGATCGGGCCGCTGTGTTTTCGGCGCCAGGACACGTTGCAGCCCTGGCCGGAGGGCGAGTGGGTCAAGGTCGGCGACTTCGTGCGGGTGCCGAAATACGGCAAGGATCAGTACGAGATTCCACTTTCCGACGTACCGGGTGACAACACGGTCATCGCGATCTTCCGTGATCTCGACATGATCGCGTTGATTACGGGCGATCCACTGAAGGTCAAGGCGTACATCTGAGGACGGGGACCATGGCAGAGAACGACAAGCCGGGTGCAGAGACCCAGGCTGGCGGGGCGCAGGAAGAGAGCCTTGCAATTCGCAAGCAGCGCGAACGCGATGTCCTCGGTTCGGCTGACGAGGAGGAAGAGGAAGAGAGCGCAGCCGCTGGCGGTCCGGGCGACTCGGACGATGCGAAACGAGAGCGGATGCGACGCCGACGCGAGCGGCAACGCGCGGACTATCGCGAGCTGAAACAGCTGGTCGCCGATCAGGCCAAGACCATCGGGCAGCTGGAACAGCTCACGCGCGGCGTCGCCCACCGCACCTTCGAGAACGAGGCGACCAACGTCGATGCCGAGCTGCTGCGGGCCCAATCGTTGCTCGATCAGGCCAAGGTGCGGCGCAAGGAGGCGCTGGCCAAGGGCGACGCCGATGCCATGGATGCGCTCGACGAACAGATTTACACGGCGCGGCGCTCGATCGAGCAGCTGCAGGCCGCCAAGGAGAAGTATGCTGAGGCCAAGGCGCGGGGCGGCCCGCCCCGCCGTGAGGACGATGGCGGCGGCAATGGCCACACCGAGCCGCGCCAGCAGCAGGACGTGCGGGCGCATCCGCAGACGCGCCGGCATGCCACGACATGGCTGGAGGCGAACCCCTGGTACGATGAAGCGGGGGCGGAGTCGGACGATGAGGACACGCAGATCGCCGCCGGCATCGATGCGGCGCTGCTCCGTCAGGGCTACGACCCGCGCGAAAAGAGCTATTGGAAGGAGCTTGACAAGCGCATTGCTAAGCGCCTGCCGCATCTGGCAGAATACAGCCGTTCGTCCGACGAAGACGAGGAGGACGACGGCGACAGGGGAGGACGTCGAAAGCCGCGCCAGATGGTCTCCGGTAGGGGAAGTGAAGGCAGTGGCGAGAGACGCGGGAACCAAGCCCTTTCGCGGGTTAGACGTGAGGCGCTGAGAGAAGCCGGTTACACCGAAGGCACACCCGAATGGGACAGGATGGTCAAGCGATATGCTACCTACGACAAGGAGCAGTCGCACTGAGCCCGGGAGGATGCCGTGCCTGACGAGCGGTTGAAGCGCACTGCGACCCGCCAATTCGCGTCTCGTGAATACGAGGAGCGCGAGATCACGGAAGATCGCATCCTGCAGGACGAAGATCGAGCCCTCGTGGAGGCGCTTGAACTCGAACAGGAAGCACTTCCGAATCTTCCCGAAATCCCAGGCTTCAAGACCATCTGGCTTTCAACGACCAATCAATACGACACGATCGCGGCTCGCCAGCGTCTCGGCTACACGGTAGTGAAGCCGGAAGAGGTGCCGGGTTTCGAGCATTTGATGGTGCCGTCGAAGATCGGGGGCTACGAGAACGTCATCGGCTGGAACGAAATGATCGCGTTCAAGCTGCCGATCGACAAGTGGTTCCGGATCATGAGCTTCTTCCACAACACCCGGCCGCTCGAAGAGGAGGAGCGGTTGTCGGCCATTCTCGAATTGATGGTCGACGAGAAGCGGGGGAAGTCGCTCGCGCGTGAAGTCGGGGATGGCACAGCAAGTCTAGGAAGGATGCACCGTCGACCCTCGTTCCAGTGAGGACGTAACCTCAATGGGAACAAGGGAACATGCCTGCAACCTCAGTTGCCTTCGGGCTCAAAGCCCTGCGGCATCCCTCGGGGTTCGCGAAGGCTGACGCCTATACGATCGCGTCTGCCTACAACACGAACCTCTATCAGGGAACCCCGGTCAAGATCGCGGCGGACGGCACGCTGGTATTGGCGGCCGTCGGCGATGCCTTCATCGGGCCATTCATCGGCGTCGAGTACACCGACACGGCGAGCGGCCGGCGGCTCTACAATCGCCAGTGGCCGGCCAATCAGGCGGCGACGGATATCGTCGCCTATTGCTACCACGACCCCGACATCATCTATGAGATTCAGGCAAACGGGGTCATCAACGTCTCGGATATCGGCTCGGTCGCCAGCTTTGCGGCCACGCCGGGAAGCGGGACGACGACTGGCTTCTCGACCGCGCAGTTGGATCAGGCGACGCTCGATGCGGGCGGTACCAATCAGTTCCAGCTGCAAATCCTGAACATCTCTCGCCGCATCGACAACGCCGCTGGCGATGCCTTCACCATCGTCGAGGTGCGCATCAACAAGCACCAGGATCAAGCCTGGGCCGTTGGGCACTGAGGGGAGGGGACCATGGCCGCAGCAGTATCAATGCGTTCAACTGACTTTAAGGCTGTCGTCGAACCCATCCTCAACGATGTCTTCGATGGCATCTATGATCAGCGCGCCGATGAATGGAAGATGATCTTCAAGGAGCGGACGGGCATCGCTCGTGCATACCATGAAGAGCCGGTTCTGTTCGGCTTCGGCGCCGCGCCCGAGCTGCCCGACGGGATGCCGGTGACGTATGTTACCGGCGGCACGCTCTACATGGCGCGCTACGTCTACAAGGTCTACGGTCTCGCCTTCGCCGTTACGAAGGTGCTGGTCGAGGACGGCGATCACATCTCGATCGCCAAGACCTTCTCCGAGCATCTGGCGCAGTCGCTCATCGAGACCCAAGAGACGCTGGCAGCGAACGTCATCAATCGGGCGTTCAATTCCAGCTACGTGGGCGGCGACGGCGTCTCGCTCGTCAATCCTTCGCACCCGATCGCAAACGGTTTGACATACTCGAACCAGATCAGCGTCAACGCCAACCTGTCGCAGTCGTCGCTGGAGCAGATTCTGATCGATATCCGCAAGGCGATTGACTACACCGGCCGCAAGATTCGGGTGACACCGAAGGCGCTCGTCCTGCCTCCTGACCTGATCATGCAGGGCGAGGTCCTGCTGAAGTCGGTGCTTCGCACGGGGCAGGCCAACAACGACATCAACCCGGTCAAGTCGCTAGGACTTCTGTCCGAAGGGCAGAAGAACATCACGCGTCTGACGTCATCGAAATCCTGGTTCGTCCAGACCGATGCGCCACGCGGACTTCAGATGATGATGCGGCGTTCGCTGCAGAAATCGATGGAGGGCGACTTCGAGACCGACTCGATGCGCTACAAGGCTACGATGCGTTACATCCCTGGCTGGACCGATGGCAAGGGATTGTACGGAGCGGCAGGGGTTTGAGCGTTTCCCTGTGACCTGAGGGCGGCACTCCCGATGCCGCCCTCCCTTGTTCGACAGCTGGATATGAGGAGATAGAAATGTCGATTGGAGGGACTCCGACCCGATTTCCGAATGGCGTCAGTACGGTCGATATGGGGCATCCCGGCTCCGGCCTCGGTTATCCCTATCCGCCGAACTGGCACGACTACGACAACGACTTCGACACCTTCGCGGCCGGCGACTGGACCATCACCAAGGTCGGCACCGGCACGACGGCGCTGACCAATGCCGACGGCGGTGTCCTGGCGCTGACAACGACGACCGGCGCCACCGACTCGATCTTCATGGACAAGGTCGGTGAGAGTTACGTCTTCGAATCTGGCAAGCGCCTGTGGTTCGAGGCGCGCTTCAAGATGAGCGATGCGTCGGCCTCGCAGATGGTCATGGGCCTGCAGATCACCGACACGACGCCGCTCGCGGTGTCGGACGGCGTGTGGTTCCAGAAGGCTGCGGCGAGCACGCACCTCGATATCCATGCTGCCAAGGCCAGCACGCAGACCGACGTGCTGAATTTCGGCGACCTCGTGAACGATACCTATACGACGCTGACGTTCTTCTATGACGGCGGTACGACGATCTTCTACGGAAGAGACGGCGTGCTCCTCGGCTCGTTCAGCTCCGCGAATATCGTGAACGCGCAGACGATGTGCGTCAGCTTCGGCATCCAGAACGGTGCCGGCGCTGCGAAGACGATGTCGGTCGACTACATCTTCGTCTCGAAAGAGCGCGCTTAAAGGGGGGCCAGATGGGCAGCATTGTCCATTCCCCCTACGCCGTTCTTGGCACGCGCCAGTTCGCCGTCACACCGAGCAACAGCGTCGACTTCACGACCGGACCGGCGATCGTCTGCGTCATGACCGCCGGCACTGTCGAGATCGTCTCGATGGACGGTGACGTCGTCGACTGGGTCGTGAACACGGTGCCGTTCATCATCCCGGTCATCGCCAAGCGCGTGAATGTCACGAACACGACGGGGGGCATCAACCTGATCGGCATCTACTGATGCAGGAGGTCACATGACGGTCGGCAAGCCTTGGGCCTTCGCCCGCGGAGGCCACGTCAAGAACACGATCAAGTACGCGAGCGGACCGACGCCGGGGAACGCGCAGCATCTGCGCCGCCGGCCGGACGATCAGCTCGACGCCGCGACCGGTGGCCGCTCGCCGCTGCGGCCCGGCTACAAGAAGGGTGGGGTCGTCGCCGAGAAGATGCAGAAGACCATGCACGAGTTCAAGCATGGGGCGCTGCATTCGGGCTCGAAGACGGGGCCGTTGGTCAAGAACCGGGATCAGGCCATCGCCATCGGTCTCAATCAGGCGCGCCGTGAGGGCGCCAAGATGCGGCGCGGCGGCCATGTGAAGCATCACGACGAGGCCGGCGAGAGCGCCGCTGAAGAGGCTCGCGAGACGGCCGCGCAGGAGCGCGCCGAAGGCGAGGGGATGAAGAAGGGCGGCAAGTGGATTGCCGGCGCTATCAAGCATCCCGGGGCCTTGCATCGCACGCTCGGCGTCCCGCAGGGGCAGAAGATTCCGGCCAGCAAGCTCGCCAAGGCGGCAAGGAGCAGCAATCCGACGACACGACGGCGAGCGGCGTTGGCGAAGACGCTGAAGAGCTTCCACCATGCCGAAGGCGGTCCGATCCGAACCGTGGCCAAGGACATGGCCCTGCAGAAGGTGCAGAGCCACGAGCGCTCGATGCATGGCAAGGTCGTCACCAAGGCTGGCGGCGGGCTGGTGAGCCAATACCGGCGCGGCGGGCGCTCGCGTGAGTGCTGATGGTGCCGGATGACCACGAGCGGGACCATCGGCTCGACCCTCGTTACGGTCGACACCCTCCTGGCAACGGCGATCCGGCGATGCGGTAAGAAATCGTCCGAGATCACGCCGGAGTGGGTGGAGATCGCGCGCAACGCGCTGTTTTATTTCCTGACGGCGCTGGGATCGAGGGGCATCAACTTCTGGCGCCTGCAGCGGCGTCTTATCCCCATGGTGGCCGGGACCGGCGAGTACATCATGCCGGTCGGCACGGTCGACGTCGTGAATGCGCTGTGGCGGACGATGGTCTATCCGGCCGGTGGCACGCCGTTCTCGACCGAGGGAATCGCCGCCAACGCCTTCGATGGCGATCCGTCCACGGTGTGCACGCAGATTACGCCAAACGGTTACATCGGCTATGACTTCGGCGTGCCGATTGCCGGACAGCAGTGCGTCATGACGACCTGGGGCTTCAAGCCGGCGTTGACGACAACGCTGACTCTGGCCCTTGAATCATCGGCCGACATGCTCACCTGGACGCTCGTCAAGCAGCTGCCGGCGACGAGCTTCCCGGCTGGTCAAATGCAGCTGTTCGACCTCGACCTGACGTCGGTGGTGACGGCGCGCGCCTTCCGCATCCGCGAGACCAACAACGGCATCCTGGTCATGAACGAGGTCGCGTTCTGCCAGAACCCCAACGACATCACCATGGCGCCGATGAATCACGACATCTACGCCAGCATGCCGAACAAGGGGTTTCTCTCCAATCGGTCGCTGCAGTGGTGGTACGACCGTCAGCGCGATCAGCCGCACATGGTGTTGTGGCCGGTGCCGAACGACAGCCGCGCGGCGATCAATGCCTTCATTCACATGCACGTCGAGGACCCGGGCGACCTTCCGAACCAGATCGATGTGCCGACCCGCTGGTACGACGCCGTCGCTGCAAACCTGACTTATCGCGTCGGCCTGGAACTGCCCGATGTCGATGGTGAAAGACTCGTGAACGTGCTGAAGCCGGAAGCGGCCGATCGTCTGCGCGAGGCCGAGGACGATGAGTATGGTCGTGGCCCCATTAATCTGACTGTCAACATCCAGCCCTACACTGCCTGAGCATGCATGGTGGACTCTTTCTCATCCGGCGAACTGGCGATCGCAATATGCGACCGCTGCCACCGGAAGCGTCCCTACATGATGCTGGGGCCGGACCCGAACGCGCCGGGCCTGAGGGTCTGCTACGACCCGCCGCCGGGCGAGCCGGGCTCGTGCGGCGATCAG